CCCTGCGTACCTTGAATACCAGTTGTGCCCTGCACACCCTGTGTTCCTTGAACACCTTGAGTGCCTTGAGTTCCTTGTANACCAGTTGTTCCTTGTACACCTTGTGTACCTTGAACTCCTTGAAGTCCTTGAATTCCTTGTGTACCTTGTGAACCAGTTTGACCAATAGTTCCTTGGATACCTTGCGTTCCTTGAACGCCTTGAATTCCTTGAGTACCCTGATTACCTTGGATACCTTGAATGCCTTGTGTTCCTTGAACACCCTGCGTACCCTGTACGCCCTGTGTGCCCTGCACACCTTGAGTACCTTGAATGCCTTGCGTACCCTGAACACCTTGTGTTCCTTGTGTACCCTGTGGTCCCTGAATTCCTTGAATACCCTGTGTACCTTGTACACCCTGAGTACCTTGTGTTCCCTGTAAGCCTTGTGTTCCCTGAACACCTTGGATACCTTGTGTGCCCTGTGTACCTTGTGAGCCAGTTGTACCTTGAACGCCCTGCGTTCCCTGAATACCCTGCGTACCTTGTACGCCTTGGGTGCCTTGAATACCTGTTGTACCTTGAGCGCCCTGCGCACCAACAATAGCCGCAATCCACTGACCGGATCCGGTGTCATAGTATTTTAATTGGGACATGGCTCTCCTAGGTTGGCTACAGCATTAATGGTAAGTCTTAAATCTATTTTTGTGGTGCTAAATTCCAATGCCATTAGCCCATCACAACAACTCTGTAGTTATTAGTTGTCGGTGGGGAAGCAAAGGTCAAAGTTGCAGTATTTACTGTGGAATAGACCAAAGATGAGGGGATAACTACCGCATAAGTGGTCTGGTTATAGACGGTAACTTCAATATCTCTAGTACCAAGGTTGTGGGTAATGGTGTACGTGGTGTTGGTTCCGTCACCAATTAAGAAGGTGAGCTTCTGCGTGCCAACAATGCCGCCAACAGAAGTGTCTAACCACAAGACGCCAGTATTAGCTGGGGCTGTAGTTCCAGAGATAATTCCCTGACTTCCGGTAGTTCCTTGTGTACCTTGTAGCTGGGCATAACCAAATCCTTGTATACCTTGTACACCTTGTGAGCCAGTTGTACCTTGCGCACCTGCACCAGTTGCACCTTGGAAACCGGTAAACCCTTGAATACCGCTAAAGCCTTGAAGACCAATAAGTCCTTGTAAACCTTGAGCGCCAGTTGTACCTTGTAAACCAGTAAAGCCTTGTAGACCATTAAAACCTTGTAGACCAATAAGGCCTTGTAATCCTTGAATACCTTGGGCTCCGGTATTTCCTTGAGTACCAATGGCGCCTTGTACACCTTGAACACCTTGTAGACCTTGAGCTCCGGTTGTACCTTGATTACCGTAATGTCCTTGAACACCCTGTGTACCCTGCGACCCTTGTACGCCTTGTGTTCCCTGTAAACCTTGTAGGCCTTGCGCGCCAGTGTAACCCTGTGTACCAACAGACCCTTGTGTACCAGTTGTTCCTTGATTACCGTAGTAGCCTTGTACACCTTGTATACCTTGCGCGCCAGTTGTTCCTTGCGTTCCAGTTGAACCCTGTATACCAGTTGTTCCTTGTGTACCAGTGTAACCCTGGATACCTTGAACACCTTGACCAGCAAATTGACCAGCTAGACCTTGAATACCTTGTGTGCCCTGATGACCGTCCGCGCCAATATAACCAGCAGAACCTTGAATACCAAGATGTCCTTGTGTACCTGTAAAACCTTGAACACCTGTTTGTCCAACGTGTCCTTGTATTCCGTAAGCACCTTGAATACCTTGTGTGCCTTGTATACCGGTTGCGCCTTGTGTGCCAGTTCCCTGTGAACCTCCGCCACCAGAACCAGCTGGTCCTTGAATACCCTGGATACCTTGAACACCTTGACCTGGGTTTTGTGGGACGACTGTAATAGCTACAGGAGGTTGTGGCACCACTATAATTGGGCAAGTGCACGGCCAGTTGCCGCAGGTATTACAAGTGTTCACCTACTACCAACTTCCGTAGGTGCCAACATCAAGGCTTACAGCCTGAGTCGTAAATACTTGTCCTTTGACGTAAGTTGTAACTTGAGTATCGTCTGTCTTTAATGTGGCTGTTAGATCCCAGAAAGCGCGAGTAGGTAAATACTCTGTGTCTGTAGGCTGCAAAGTAAGAACCACTTTGCTAAGCGTTGACGAATGAGAAGTTACTGTTATACCAAAGTTAGCGTACAAAGATGGTGAATTTGGATAGGTTCTGATCTGAGCAGCCCACGCGTATAGTGAGGCATCAAATGGGAAATCAAACTCAACAGAGAAGTTATTTCCTTGGTAGAGGATAATGTCGTAGTTCTGTGCGTTAGTAGGCATAGGGCTGCGACCAGTAAGATTGTTATTGATGTAAACGCGCTCAGGCTTACGAGCGTCATCCACTTCTTGTCCAATGTAAATTGGGACATACTTGTTAGTGGTACGCGAGGTACGGATAAGCGTACCCATCTCGATCTTCCATAGACCTACATTGAGCTGNGNGCAAAGGGTCTTGTACTGTTCCCAGCGCTGCTGAATGATAGAAGATAGTTGCTGATAACGCTGCGCTCTTGGGATCATAACCCCGTCTGGGGCGGTGATATTGATATCAAAGGCAGCGTCTGTGGCAAGAGCCCAAAGCGCCTCAATGGTTGCCAAAATAGCAATAGGGTAAGTTTCAACTGGCGGGATGCTTGCCAGGGTAACCTGGGTGCCATAAGAGTCAACTCGGTTATATGTGTGCTCTGTAACAGCGTCATTAATAAAAACGCAGAGCTCTGAATCTAGGAAATAACGGTCTTGAACGCCCTGAACCAAGATAGTTGCGTTTGCGGCAGGGGCGTTGGCGAAGGTAATAATGCCTGTGTCCTGCTCAACTGTATAGCCGTAGGGGTAGCCGATAGGGTTACCGTTCTCAGTAACCGTAAGATTGACAATCTCAATAGGCTTAATGCCTGTAGGAAAGATAGTAGTTGTGCCATCACCAGTAGCAGTAAACGTAAAGTTCTTCTGAAGGTCTCCAAGGTCTAACCGAACCCTAGAGAGTATGTCAGATAGTAAAGCCACAGAAACTCCCTACACTACGTTAGATCCAATGATGTCGTACTACGGCTAAAAAATCTCTGCATACGAAAAGAGCGCCCCTATAAGAGGCGCCCACTTCGCTAAGTATGTCTTAGATAACGCCGGCCAGATAACCTTTTTCCTTAAGGTGCTGTGCTACTTGCTTTGTAACCTTGTACTTAACTCCAGCCTTAAAGCTGTAGTTATTACCCTTACCTAGAGTCATGTTCTCGAGGTCTTGAACAACACGAATCTCAACAGATGAATCGTCTGTGCTTCCAAGAGTCACAGGGTCATCAACAATAACGGTTTGACGGGAAGGCTGTGTAGCATCAATAACTTCGGTCTCTAGTTTAACCTGGGCTTGAGCTGTTGCCATAGACATTTCAGCTGCACGGTCGTTCATATCAGCGGCTGCTTGTTCTGCAAGCTGCTCACGTACACGGCCGGTTACATCAGTGGGCTTTGATTTAGCCATTGCATTCTCCTAATTAGTATCTCGATGAAAATGACGGGGGGCCGTTAAGCCCCCCGCTTTAAGCTATTTAGTTGTAATTAGTCTTATCACAGACCGGTTAGTTTGTTTCGATAATTACTACGCTCTGATCAGTAATCAATCCCAAACCGAAGATTGAGTACCAAGCAAGTGCGTGCTCACGACCGAAGTCAAGAATACCGCCATCGCGAAGTTCGACTGGGAGTGAGATAGCGTGACCGAATGCGTTATCACCGATCATGATAGCTGCATAACGATCTGATCCACCGTTACCTGTGAGGGTAGCAGGGGTTGTGTAGCCTCCGCCAGGTGTGACAACTGGGTTAGCAACAGCTGTATCAGTTGTGTATGAAGAACCTGCGCCACCAACGACCTTGAGGACCTGGGTGGTTTCGATGAATACTACGTCGTAGAGACGACCGATTTCACCGAGCATGAAGTTACCTGGAGCTGCGTACTTTGTGACCTCGATGAATTCAGGGTTGTCACGAAGGGTACGGCTCTGGTGTGGGTGAACGAAGCAGACATAAGTCTCGCCCAACCGTGGGATGTTCTTTGTTGCCAAGGTCTCAACTGTGTCCTTGATAACGTGTGGTGTGAGGTAAGCAGCACCTGTCATTGCTGCGCGATTTGCAGCAAAGGTTCCGTAACCGTACCAGTTGTTAACAGCTGATGAGACTGCTGAGCGATCTTCGCCGTAAAGGACTGAAGATGCTGCATAGAGTGTGTCGCGTGAGAGCTGATCTAGGTAGATAGCCATGTTACGACCGAGAAGACGTGAGGCTGATGCCATTACGTCATCAAATGAAGCATTGAGCAAAAGCTCAGATACTGCAAGAGCATAACCATGCTCTGTTACAGTGATTGAGAACTGCTGTGCTGTGAGAGCGTTAGTCTGCATACGGACACCTTCAACAAGAGGTGAAGCGAATCCAAGGTTGTTGTAACGCATGAAATTGATCTGTAGACCAGGTGCAACACCGAGTTCAGTCTTCTTGACTGCAAACTGCTCGAAGCGAAGGATAGGCATAGCTTGGAACAAGATTTCCTTGGACCAGATAGTCTGAATCGCCTGAGTTAGCTGGGTGTTGGTACCTGAGTACGCTGTAGGTGCTGCGGCTAGATTGCCTGTACCTGTGATACCTGATGCCATTTGGCTTTAACTCCTTGATAGTAGTTTTTAATAGATTAAGTGTTAGCCCAATATTCCGCTGGTCTTACCAAGAGCACGGTTGCTCAAGATCTGAGTGCGGACTTTTGCGTATTCATTCATCGGCATTGACGCAATATCTGCGGCAGTGAACTGACGTGGTTCCGAATTAGTTTCCAAGGGTCCAACGCCTGGCAAGGTTGCCCTCACGCCCGGCATATCTCTGCGCTGCTGCTGGATAGCAGACTGTGCAGATTCTAGAATACTGTTAGATCGCTCAACCAAACCTGTAATGCTCTCGTTGATCTCATCTGGGGTATTACCCTGAACGTAATCAATGAGCTGTGGGATGATATTTTCGCGGTTTTGTTCAACAGCTTGTTGACGGTAAGCCTGCAGTTCTGCAAACTTTCTTTCCTGCTCCAGAAGAGCGAAGGCCGCTTCGCGTTCTTGACGCTCACGTGCCAACTGCTCTCGCAGTTCATCGGCTGTAGCTTTTGCAAAGTCCTTGGCGTCCAAGTCATTTTCAAGCTTTGCCTTCTCTTCAGCTGCTTTGGCTTCCGCCTCTGCTGCTTTGCGAGCTGCTTTTTCTTCGCGCTCTTTCTTAAGGAGTGAAACTTCTTCCTTCAATCGATCGATCTCTGGGTAAAGCTTCTCTTTCTCCTGTGAACGAACCTTTGCAAGATCCTCTTCGGTATAAAACTTCTGAGTTGGTTCATTCTTTCCAGAGGTAACAGTAGGCGCGTCAACGCCCGACACATTTACTACTGGAGCTGTATTAGCTTCTGC